CGCGGCAGCTTCCCCTCGTATCGAGCCACCTTTCGAGCGTTTAGAAACAACTCCAAAACCGAGCCTTTTCGCGAAGTTGTCCATACGGCGAAGCGCCTGCGGACTGGACTGCGAAATGGTAGGTCCGTCTGCCATCGCCGCGAGCTTGTTGCCGTAGCGGGCGAAGAGGACCGGGTTGCCGAGCAGTTCCGCGAGCGCGGGATAAGCAGAGGCGTTGTAGCTTCGGCTTCCACCCGCGCCGGGAATCTGTGTAATGGCAGCCCCGATCTTGAGCGGTGTCGGAACGGCCGCCCCGAGAGCCAATGCGCCTACCAGAGCCCCGCCGCCGCCCTTGCCTTTGGCTGCACCTACCACCTTAAGTCCGACGAGGCCCGCAATTAGGGTTCCAAGTCCGCCCGGCGTGTTCTCCGAGATGTTCTTGAGTGCGGCTCCGAGACGTTCGGCGGCTGAGGCCGCAACCGTCAGCGCGTCGCCCGCGAGCCTGAATCCGTCTTTGATTCCGCCCCAGTGCGTCTGAAACCACTGGCCTAGTCGTTCCAGGGCGCGGGTCAGCTTTTCGCCCACCGCGCGTCCGATGTCCTCGATGCGTGCCCTGACGACAGGATCGGCGAGCTTGTCGCGGAGCGCCTTCCCGACGCGGTTTACGACCGGCTCGAGCCCGGCACCGAACACGCCCGAGAGGTCGGTGACCTGTGCCTTGATCGTGCGGATGATGTTGGCGGTTGAGTTCTGCGTACGGTTGTAGTCGCCCTGCGTGAGCTTCGTGTCTTTGAGGATCAGGTTGTACGCCGACATCGACTTGACGAGCGGATCGAGAACGCCCTTGAAGCCCTTTTCCGCGAACCCGGATCGGATCGCCTCGGCCTTGAGCCGCGTCTCGGAGAGGAAGACACCGAAGCGCCGGAGCGGTTCCACCTCACCCGCAAGCCCGGCTCGGATCGCAAGCAGCGTGTCCTCGAGCGAGGCGTTGTTGAACGAGGACATATCGCCCGCCAGGTTCACCAGCGAGCGGGACATGACCGCCGCCTGCCTCGGGAGAATCCCGAGCGGGCGGAGCATGTTGCCGAAGGTGCCGACGGCTTCGAGGGCGGATGCTCGGGCGAGGCCGATGCCGGTGGCGGTCGTCTTCGACCAGTTGACGATTCCGGCCGCGCTCTGCCCGAAGACCACCCGCACCTTGTTGATCTGCTCTTCAACGTTTATGGCGATACCAACGGCCTTCTGCATCGCGAACACGAGGCCAGCGCCGCCGAGGAATCCTCCGGAGGCCGCGAGCACGGCCCCACGCAGTCCGACGAACGAGAGGATCGCCGAGGACGCCCCGCGCGTTACGCGGGCGAGGCTTCCGTGCGCTCGGTCCACTCCGCGACCGAAAAGGCTGAACCCGCGCGTGGCACGCGAGGCAGACGAGTCGAGCCGGCGAAGCCTGGAATCGACCTCGCGCATCTTGCGGTCAAAGTTGGAGGTATTCGCACCGACTTCAACGGTGACTGATCCGGCGTTAGCCAAGTGGCCTCCTGCTTGCTCTTTCGTCTTCGAGCCGCTGAGCGGCGAGGACTTCCAACACGACGCTGTTGGGCGTGGACTGAACCTGCTGCCACGACCATCCCTTCGTCCGCATCAACCAGACGTCGAGCGGTTCTCCGTTCTTCGCGAACTCCTGCTGCTTCTCACGAACGAAAGGTGCTACCGAGGGCGGCCTCCAACTGCCCGAACACGGCCTTGGGGATCAGGTAGCCGTCTTCCGATTCCGAGGCTGCGGCGATGAGAGTCTCTGCCGCCGGCCGCACGTCGGGGTCGCTCAGGCCGGATAGCTCGAGGATCGCCTCTATCACGGACTCGGTGGGCTTGAAGCCCTTGCCGGTGACGATCTCCCGTGCCTGCTCGGGTGAGAGTTTCGGCTCGACGATGCCGCAGGCGATGATCGAAGCCTCGCGGTCATCTGCCGTTGCCAACTCGTAGGAGAGACGTGCTTCCCCGCGCGTGAGGCCTCGGATCTTGACCGAGACGCCCCATTCGGGAACGGAGACGAGCTTGCCTGCCCCCAGGTCTTGAGCCTCTGCGATCTGCTCAAACGTGCCCACGGGCAACTTGCCGGTTCTAGCGGCCATTCAGTACCTCCCTCTAGATGGTGCTAGGCGATGGTCGTGCGGCTGACTGCGCCTTCGACTGCGATCGAGCCCGTCCAGGTAACGGCGGATTCGCGATCGGTCGGAGGCGAGTAACCAGTCCACACGGCCGTCGAGTCGTGCCGGGTCTTGCCGGAGGCGGTGCCTGCCGGGTAGTAGACGATCGGCGCGGCGGAACCGGCCGAGAGAAGCGGGAGCATCGTGCCGTCCAGGGTGGTGTCCCAGACGCCTTCGAGCTCGTAGCCGTTCTCGACAAATCCGCCGATGAATCGTCGTGAGGTATTCCCCAACGTCGTCGTCTCGATTCGGGCGCGAGTGTACGACGGCTGGATGGAAGTGATGTATTGCGTTAGGTCGAAGCCGAGATTCGATCCCCCGACAGCGGTAATGCTCATCGCGGAAGCGGTGCCGGCGTTCGCGGACGGGTTCGCCATCCTGCCAACTCCTTAGGTGTGTGATTTAGGTCGGGTCTATCTGGACGCGCCAGATGGAGCCTCGGTGGTGGTACCGCTGCCCGTCAGAGACTTCGATGTAGTCGATGTCCTGTTCGCGCTGGCAGAGGACGTGGTTGTAACCTGTGACGGAAAGTGCGGCCGTCGAGAGCGCCGTCTGGATAGCGTTTGCGATTGTCCCGCCCGCGCGTGCGCTTGGGCCCTTCGTTATGCCCTTGACGGTGTAGAGCGCATTCTCGTAAGCGACGGTGGCTCCGAGCGTGCGTACGGGTACGGAGGGGGATTGCGTCTGGAAGACGACGTAGGGTTCGTCTGTGCCCTCTGGCGCAAGCCACTGGTAGACGGAGGGTGTGGCGGTGCCGCCCGAGAGCAGGGAAGTGAGTCCGGTCGAGCCCGAGAGCAGGGTGTAGAGCGCCGAGTCGATGGGGTTCATGTGCTCGGCCATCTAGCGCACCAGACTCCGCATCGCCATCTCAAACGAGGGCTTCACGAACTCGACGGCGGGCAACATAAATGGTTGCGCGGGCATCTTCCGCGTCCCGAACTCCTGGTAGACGGAGTAGTGAACGGGAGACTCGACGATATGCCGCAAGTCACCCTCGCGCCGAGACTGGATCGAGTTCTTGAGAAGCCCCGTATCCACGGGCGCGCGAACCTTGGCCTGCGCCTCGATGTCCGCCGCCGCCTTCGTCACCGCAAGCTCGGCCTTCTGCTTGACGGCCGCCGAGAGTTGTGGGATGTGCGACGTGACCTTGACATGAACGGACAGGGTTGCCATCAGTCCGTCTCCACGACCATGACCCGCCGGGACAGTTCCCACGGCACCCGTGTAGCGACGTGTTTCACTTCGTACGTCACCGAGTCGTACACCACTCGGTCGTCGGCGTCGATTGACGTTGCCTGCGGCACGGTGAGGATTTGCGCGTTTACTTCCGCGATCCGCTCCGCGAGTTGTACCTCGTCACCCGCGAGCGGGGAAAGCCGAGCGTCTACGGTGCCGGAGGCGGCGTAGGCCCATGTCTGCCCGCCCTGACTGTCCGAGGATCGGGTGGCCGTGTGAATGACAGCGGTGCCGGCGAGATACGCCTCCACCGTATGCCGCATCTGAGTGAGTTCGGCGGTTGCGAGTGGGAGGTCGGGCATCTAGCGCGAAGCGATCTCGTCCACGCGCGCTGCGCCGCAAGCGCACACGTCGACCTCGGGGACGCCGTTGTGCTTGTCGCAGAACGGACACACCCACTGAACCGCGTCTATGTAGACGATCTTGAGGGCTTTCTTGGGCTTCTCTGGGTTCATAGCGCTCCCTGTGAAATCTGAAGTGTTTTCTCGGCCTGGTTCATGGCACGCACGCGCGAGTCCGCTCCGGCCCAGTCGGTGTAGAGGTACATGATCTCGGGCAACCAGAGCGGCACCGAATCCTCTGCGAACTTGAGGCACATGGCGTAATCAGCGGCTCCGTCGTAGCGCTCCGGGTAGCTACCGAGCCGGTCGCTCAGTTCCTTGCGCCAGTAGATCGCGCCGCCGAGGTAGTACCACTGGCGAAGCTCACCGAGCGAGAAGGGAAGGTGTCCGCGATGGCACCACACCGACTCGTCTTCGTAGCGCAGTTCCGTGATCCCGTACAGCCATTGCAGCGAGGGCCACTGGTCGAAGGCATGGGCCGCACATTCCAGGGCCTGCGGGGGAAGGCGGTCGTCATCGCCGATCTGCGTGATGATGTCTCCGCGGGCGAGTTCGACCCCAAGTTGGTAGGCGTGCGCGACGCCCCGGACCTCCCGATGGAAGTAACGGATGCGGGGGTCGCTCCAGTCCGAGTAACCTGGCTCGGCGGCGTTGTCGAGGACGATGAGCTCCCAGTCGGGATACGTCTGGGCGAGGATTGACTCGACGGCTCGGGGGAGCCAATCGGGGCGATCCTTCGTGGGCAGGAGAATCGAGATCAGCGCC